GCCTTGGCGTCGGGCTTGGACTTGCTCGAGTCCAGGATGCGGCGCAGTTCCTTGATGCGTGCCTGGTCGGCTGAACCGCTCAGGTTGGCCTCGAGCTCGAACGAACCGCCCTCGCCCGCGGCGTTGGCCCAGTTGTTGACCGTCCACAGTTCTTTCTCAACGAACCACACGACCGCTTGCAGGTCGTCGTCGTTGATGTTGGCCAGGGTCTTGTCGGTCTTGAGCTCCTGGTCGGCGCGGATGCGTTTGACGGCCTCGCTGAACACGTCCTGGCCAAACCCGAATTGCAGCGTGGTGGTGGCGTCTTCACGCATCTCACCGGACACGCCGGTCTCGGCCATGCTCGCAATGCGCGAGCCACCGGCCAGGCGTTGCAGCATGCGGGCCGCCCACACGTCGATCGTGGCGCGCTCGCGGAAACCGATCAGGTTGCCGCTGAAGTTCAGGGCCTTGGGTGCGGTGCCGCCACGAGCGATGTCGGGGTCTGCGTTCTTGACCACGCGCCACAGGTCGACCATGGCACGCGCCACGTTGCGGCCGTTGAAACCGTACTTCTTGCCGCTCTCTTTGGTCGGCAGCAAGTTGTCGGGGAGCTTGCGCGCTTCCTTGAGCGCGTCGAGCTGGGCCTTGTACTCGGGCAGCGCCTTGATGGCTTTCTTGGTCAGGCCCTCGGCGACGCGGTCGTTGAACCAGGCGCGGAACGTGTTCTCGAGGTTGTCGACGTTGTCCGACCAGGCTTCCCACTGCGGGAACAGCGCGTCGAAGTCACCGCGGCTGGCGCGGCGCAGCGAGTCGACTGCGTTGGTCCAGTTGTCGCGCACCGGCGTGTTGGGACTGGTGGCGCCCAGCAGGTCGGCGAACAGGTCGCCCAGCCCGCCGAACTCCTGGCGCAGGCGCGAGCGCATCGACTTGTACCAGCCCGCCTGGGCCAGGATGTTCTGCGCGTTCTTGTCGCCCGCGTTGGCGCGCACAAACACACGGCGCACTTCGTCGGTCATGCCCCGCGCCACCGCGTTCACGCGGCGCTTGTACTCGGGGGAGCCCGGCTCGAGCTGCTTGCCTTCCTTGTCGGCGCTGAAGTCGTACGGGGTCTTCTGATATTCGTAAGTGACCTTGCCGTCGTCGAACACCACACGGTTGAACACCAGCGGTGCCCAGCCTTGCGCAGGCGGGTGAGCGAGCTTGTGCTCGCGCACAACTCGGGTGATCTCTTTTTCGGAGATGCCAACCTTCTCGGCCGAGTCCTTGATCGCCTGCTTTTCTTCAGGCGAGATCACGGCCCGGGTGCCCGTGATGCGCTCGCCACGCTCGGCGGCCGACGTCAGGCGCTCGACCGCGGCTTGATCCAACATGCCGGGCGCTTGGGTCGGACGATCGTTGAACACCGACTTGACCTGCTCAGGGCGGAACGCGACGACTTCCCAAGCCTGCCCTGGGCCGCGCTCGGCGATGACGCCGTCGTAGCCTTCACTGATCAACTGATCGGTGATCGCCTGGTTTTCTTCAGGGCTGCGGCGCGTGCGACCAAAGCGCTCGACAAAGTCGTCTTCACTGATCGGGTTCTGGACCGAGGCGTAAAGCGGGTAGGTCTGTCCGCGCTCACCGCGGGTGTACCCGGCAGCGCGGCCAGGGAAACCGGTCATGTAAATGCCGGTGCCCAGCAAGCCCGTGGTCGGGCGCATCTCGGTGACACCCTCCTCGGGGATGCTCTCGCCGGCCATGCCGCGGTAGAGCACCAGGGGAGCGCCCTCGGTGTCGACAACTTTGGACGCGCCGAACCACTCGCGGAACTCAGGCGTGGCGGGGTCCGCGTTCAACACGCCGCCCTGCCCCACCTGCTTCGCTGCAACCTTCAGGCTGTAGCGCTCGTAGAGCTCCTGTGGAGTGATGCCGACACGCGCGGCCATGGTCGAGAAGAAGTTCGCCTGCAGCGTGGCGTAAGCCTCGTTCACGTCGCCCGTGAACCGGCCGGTGCTGTTCAACTGCTCGAGCACGGTCTGCTTGACCGACTCGCTGCTTTGCTGCCAGGCGCTGGTGTCAGCGGCCTGCTGCAGCACGCGCTCGGCCTCTTGCTGCAGGTATTGGTTGGTAAGCTCGGCCTCGACACGCGAGGCGGCGTTGGGGCGCATGCGCGCGTTGTCGTTCAGGATCTGCTCGAGCTCGGTGCCCGGGGCGATCGTGAGCACGTCGGCCATCGGGATGGCCACGGTGCTGTTGGTCTCGAGCGCAGCGGGGATCTGCTCGCGCACCGACTCGGGCAGCTGCGCCAGCAGTTCTTGCGGCAGCTGGTTCAGCACCTCGCCGTCGACGTAGATCTCTTTCTTGGCGCCTTCGTTGGCGTCGACCACGTTCTGGACGTGGGCGCGGAACTGCTCGGGACTGCGCGTGCGCAGCATCGAGGTGGCGGCCAGTTGCATCTGGCTCTCGAGCAAGTCCTGGTCGAACTTGAGGCTCTGGTCGCTCGCCTTCTCGACGATTTTGTTGATGCCCTTGATCGTGGTGGTCTGCACGCCCACGCCGACGAGCGTCGCGATGAACGTCTGATAGGCCGCCTCGGGGCGCTCCTGGATGAACTGGCCCAGCGTCTTGTCTGGGTTCAGGTTCATCCACTGGTTGAAGTCCTGGGCGAGCGTGGTGACCTGCTCGGTCCAGCCCTCGCTCAGGGCTTGCGTGCGCAGCGTCTTGAGCAGCCCGGTGTTGGCGGCCAGGTCGCCAAACAGCTTAGTCGCGGGGATCTTTTCGAACACGTACTCAAACGTGGCCTCGGGGATGGCGTAGACGCCGGCCTGCAGCTGGCTGCGGCCCTTCTCGCGGGCTTCGTTGAATGCGGCAGCACCGACACCACCGGCCATCAGGCCGGCGACGGTAGAGGCTGCCTGGCTGGCCGTGGCGTAGAGCCCGCGGTAGAGGCCCACCGGCAGCAGCGCCAGGTTGGTGCCGGCGGACTGCAGGCCCGACTTCACGGCCTCGCCAGTGCTCGACTCGGGCTGGAATCCATAGCGATCCATCACGCCCTGCAATTGCTTGGCCGTGCCGCGTGCGGCTTGCGCGCCGCTCTCCCACCCGATCAGGTCGTTGACCACGCCGGCGGCGTCGAAGGCCATCTTGCCGATGCCCACCGTGGCGCCGAGGCCCACAGTCTGCGCAGCGCCGCCCAGGTCCGAGGGCAGGCCGCCCTTGCCGTCGGCGCCCATCACGTAGCGCACGCCCTTGGCGACGGAGCGCTCGAGGTTCTTCAGCGTGTCGAGGTCATCGACCGAGGTGGTGGCGAACGTGGGGTCTGTGATCTGGCGATACAACACCGGCGACTCTTGCGCCATGCTGACCAGGTCGACGGCGCGGGCGCGTTCTTTCACGCGCAGCTCGTCCAGGTTGCGCTCGACCACGCGCAGCGGCACGCCCGAGGTCTGCGACACGCGCAGGCGCTCGGCGGCCAGGTCGGGGTCGTCGCGCAGTGCGGTCTCGAGCACGGTGCGGGCGCGGTTTTGCTGCAGCGTCTGTTGCTGCTGCGCCAGTGGCATGTACGGGTTGTCCTGCTCTTCAGCGGCCTGGGGTGCGCGCTGTTGCGCCAGGCTCAAGTAGTCCGTCATTTAGCAGGGCCTTTCTGTTTGCCGGCGAGATACATCTCGACGATGGCTTGTTCTGTGGGTTGCTGGCCGGTGGCCTGCAGCGCCTTGACGATCTGGCGACGATCGAGCGCTGGCACCGATGATACGGGCACGTTCTTGCCGTTCACGTTGACGTAGGCCTTGGACATCTCGGCGGGCGTCAGCAGCGCCAGGGGCTTTTGCGGATCGGTGCCCCACTCGTCGACGTACACCTTGTCCATCACCACGCGGTCGACGATGCCTTGCTTCTCGTCGGCGGTGAGGTCCTTGCCGCCCTTGGCAGCGGACGCTGCGCGCACGCGGCGGTCGATCTCGTTGGTCAGGTTGACGGCGACCTCGGGGTTTTTCTTTTTGTCGATGCCAAGACCCACGATCGCGGCGTTGATGCGCGCCTCGTCGGTCAGCATGCTGTCTTGCTTGACGCCGCCCTTGCTGGCGGTGGTCTGGATGTCGATCAGCGTTTCCATCTCGCTCTTGCCGATCTTCTCGGTGAGCGCACGCAGGTCGACCTTCTCGCCGCGGGCGAGCTTCTCGCGCACGTCGATGTAGAGGCCCATGTCGGTCTTGACCGGTGTGCCCGCGGCCAGGCGCTCGGCGCGGGTGCGCTGGGCTTCCTGCAACTGCACGCGCTCGCGGCCGTTCATGCCTGAGAGCACGACCTCGGAAATCTTCTGGCCTTTGGCGAACGCCTGCCAGGCCTGGTCGGCCATGCGGGCCTCTTGCTCCTGCTGGGCCTGCTTGACCAGGGCGTAGTTGTTGCGCACCTGGGTGAGCGTCTTCTCGCGGCGCTGCGGGTCGGTAATCTTGGCGGCCTCGGCCAGCTGCTCGCTCAACGGTTTGTCCGCCATCGCGGCGGCCGTCTGCGTGGCGAACTGGTTGTCGAGCTCGCCCTTGAGCACCTGCTCGACGCGGGCCTGGTTCTGGAACCCGACCTCGGCCTTGTTGGCGTCGTAGTAGGCCTGCGCTGCGGTGGCATCCTGCTCGGCGAGCTTGGTGATCTGCGCCAGGTGCATCATTGACAGGTTCTTGCCCGCCTCTTCCTGCACCTGCTCAGTGGTCCAGCCTTTGCGGGCGCCAAGCACGGCGGCCTTCTCGCGGATCTGCACGGCAGTGCTCGCCACATCGCCCGAGGTCACGCCGAACTGGATCGTGGTGTTCACGTCCGCGGCATACGTCTGATCGGCGTGGCGCTCTTTCTCGGCAGCACTGAAGGTGAGCACGTTGCCCATGGCCGCGGTCTGCTTGGCTCGCAGACTTTGCGAGGCGATCGCTTTCGCACGGGGAGTGAGGTCTGCGCCGGCAGTCTCGGCAGCGCTCTTCCACCAGGCCTCGGCCGCGGGCGCATAGCCGTCGGCGTTTTCACCGCGGTATTTGCTGCGGTTGGCGGCGTCCCACTTCAACCACTCGCTGGTGATCTTGGCTTCGGTGTCGCTCGCCTTGGCCTGTGCATCGCGCAGGTCAATGCGGTCGGCGGCCTCGGCCGCTACAGCCAGGCCTTGGGCCAAAGCACGACCGCCCGAGCTGACGTCGGGCGCTTGCTGCATGACAGGCTGCAGCGCTTGGGTGCGGATCTGACGATCGCCGTAGACAGGAACCTGTGGCATGGCTTACGTCACTTTCCGCGAGTAGGTGTTCCATTTGTCGGACACCATGCCCGCGCCACTGAGCAACGAGCCGCCGGCCTGCAGCATGGCGTTGGTGGCGTCGGCCTTGCCTTGCGAGAGCATGGCCTGGCCACGAGCGCGGGCGTTCCAGGCCTCGCGCGCAGCATTCGTGCGCGTGGTGGCGACGTCACTTTGTGTGAAGAAGTCGGTCTGGTCTTGCAGGTCGGCGGCGGTGCCGTAACTCAGGTCGAGGCCTTTGGAGGCCAGGTTCACGCGCTGTGCGCTTTTGAGTGCCGCGCCTTTGCGTTGCACCGCAGTGGCCTCTTCCTCGCCCCGGCGCTGTGCGTCCTGGGCGGCGTACTCGGCCATCTTGGCGTTGTTCTGGGCGGTCTGCTCGGCGACCTTGCTTTGTTGGTAGGCCGTGCCGGCGGACAGCACGGTGCCGCCGACGGTGGCGCCGAGCGCCAGGGCTTGCGCGACGCTCAGTCCTGCGGTCGTGGCGGTGGCGCCTGCAACCCCGGCAACGGTGGCCCCGGCGCCGATGGACCCCGCGGTCGTGGCGGCGGTGGCCAGCGCGGCGAGTGTTACTGGTTCACACATGTTCAGGCTCGCATTTCAAAACGGTGGAAGGGTTCGCCCAGAGCGCCGAACGGTGCGGCCTCGTGCAGCGTGAACCCCAGGCGCTTGAGCCATCGCACGCTGGTGGTGTTCTTCGTGTGTACGAAGTTCACCAGGTGCGGGAAGGCCTTTAGCATTCGGGCAATGTACTCGGGGGTCTTGCGGACAAGGACACGCTGGTGCGCGTCGAGCACGGGCGTGCCGAGCATCCAAGGCGAGCCGATGCCGGTCAGCATGTTGATCGGCGCCACGCCCAGGATCGCGGCGAGCTCGCCGTCGACGAACCCGCTCCAGCACAGCGCCGAGCGGTTGACGCTCGAGGCGATGCCGGCGGCGATGTCTCCCCGGCCGTAGGCCTGGCACTCGGTGAGGTCGCTCGCTCGCAGATTGCTAAAGAGCTCGGCGGCGTCGCCGGGCTCGGTGGGTCGGATCAGGACCTCAACCACCGCTCTGAATTTCCAGCGTCATCGACAGCACGGTGAGCGGCAGCGGCAGATCCTGGCGCACGCACAGCGCCGCGTCCTGGTTCCAGCTCGGGTCGATCGTGAGCGAGAGCTCGCCGTCGCGCAGTGCCGGCGGGGCGCCGTACGGATCGGTGACGGCGCGCGCCGGGTACTCGCGCAGGCGGGTGAACGTGGGCCCGGCCTTCACGACCGAGGACTGGCTCACGCGCAGGTGCACCTTGTTGATGTTCTTGACGGTGCCCTGCCCTGCGGCCTGGGCGCCTTCCATGGCGAGCGGCAGCGTGCGCAGGTCGGAGGTGATCGGCAGGCCGACGTGCACCTTGCTCGCGGCGTAGTCGAGCGTGATGGCCCCACCGCTCACGGTGCGCTGTGGGTGCACGGCGCCGTCGGCCAGGATGTCGACCACCTTGCCGTTCAAGTGCGAAAGCCCGCTCAAGGTTGTGACCGGCGTGCCGTCATAGGTGAGCCCCGAGTCGACGTAGAACGCATCCTTCTGCTCGGTGAACATGCGCGTGTGCAGGCGCTCGATGTAGCGCAGTGCGGTGCCACCGATCGTGCGGCGCACGACCGCGTAGAGCACATCCTCGTTGGCCTCGGCCACCACGCACACGCTTTCGAACGTGCCGTCGGTGTCATGGGCGTGCCAGCCATAGACCTGCTGGTCGGGCACGTAGGTCATGCCGAGCAGCGTGCCGTCGTTGCGCACGGCCCAGAGGATGGCGTCGGGCGCGCGCGAGTAGGCCATCTGGCTCACAGTGAAGCCGTTGAACCGGTGCGGCGCCATGATCGACACATCTGTGGTGCGGTAGGCGTTGGCCTCCCAGGAGTAGGCGAGCTCGCGCACACGCGACCCTTGGGCCTGCACGTAGAGGATCGAGCCCGAAGTGACGGCCGGCTGCACGTTGCTGGCACCGGAGTAGCCCTGGGGCTTGATCGTCACGCTGGTGGGCGTGATGGCCGGGGCGCCCTCGGCGTAGACGCGGAACTCCCCGCCCGCGGTGAGCGCGATCAGGTCGGAAAGCGCGACAAGGTGGCGGATCTGGTTGAACTGCGAGGCCGCGATGCGCAGCTCCATGCCGTCGGCCTCGCGGCTCGGGATCGAGCTTGTCAGGTTCGACTCGGTGCCGGTGCGCGTGGCCCACAGCACTTGCGGCTTGGCATTGGTGCCCGCGAACCAGCGGCGCTGTTCGTGGTAGGTGGTGGCAGCCGGGTAGTCGTTGGAGCCCGAGTTGAGCGCGATGATGTTCTCGGGCGGGGACTGGGTGGTGTCGGCCAGCACGTTGTCGTCGACCAGGGACAGGGTCGGTGTGCTGGCGGTGCCGGTGTTGACGGTGAGCGGGAACGCAGTTTTCTTGGCGTAGTTGAACGTGGTCGAGTTCTCGACCGTGATCTGGAACAGGCCGTCGTAGAACGTCGTGCCCGCGATCAGCACGCGGTCGCCGGTCGAGTAGCCGTGGGCGGTGCTGGTGACGACGCGCACGCGCTTGAATTTGAACAGGCCGTCGCTTTGGTAAGCGACCGCGCTCGAGATCGTCTTGGGCGAGGCGCCCGAGGGCGTGACCTGGCCGATGTAGCCGTAGATGCCCCCGCGCAGCTTGTAGACGTTGTAGCGGGCAGCCCCGTCGACGCCGTCCCAGGTCAGGGTGTTGAAGTTGCCGGCAAGCGTGAGGTTGTTGAGCGCGCTCACACTGGCGCTGGCCAGCGACTCGGTGACGCCGTCGGGCTGCACCGCGGTGACGACGTACTTGGTCTGGGTCAGGTTGGTGCTGACGGCCACAGTGGGCGTGGCCACGACGTTGGTCGGCACACCGCTCGGCGGGGCGAACGAGATCGCGGTCAGGGTCCAGTCGGTGGCGCCGTTGCGGGCGAGCTCGCGCGCGGCGTAGCCCGGGTGGGTGATGGTGATGATGTCGGCCGACTGCGCGTGGTGCAGGTCGAACAGGTCCGCGCTTTGGTACGGGGTCGCGATCTGGTAAGGCAGGCCCGTGCCAGGATCGAGCAGCGTGGCGCCCTCGATGTGGAAGCGGATGTACTCGTGGCCGAACTCGAGCACAACGGTCTGGGTGGCGCTGAACGCAAACGGGATCAAGCGCACCTGGTGCGTGGAGTCGCCCGCAGCGCGAACGAACTCAAAGCCTGGACGGCGTGTCGCCGGCCCGTGCGGCAGCGTGATGAAGTTGCGAACGAGCGCCAGGCCGGTCTGGTACTTGGTCAGGTCAATGCGCCCGGCGAGCTCGGGCGTGATTTCGCCGCCGGCAAACGAACGGAGCAGGAACTTCGTGCTCATGCGCGAACCGCCAGGATGCTCGAGGTCGGCGCGGTCTCGGCGCTGCTCGCGTTAGCCGAGGACGTGGCGGACACGTCCGCGATGCTCATGGCGCGCTGGCGCATGGCATCCCCCACTCGCGTGCCCTCGTTGCCCTTGATGATGGGCCCGGCCAGGTAGGACGAGAGCATGAAGGACAGCGCGCTGGTGAAGCTCGCGGGGAACTTGTTGGCGTCGACCACGTCGCGGGTGTAGATCAGCACGGCCGCGGGCTCGTTGCTGTAAATCACGTCGCCCTCGATGTCGAACGCGGCGCTGTCGCGGTCATCGGTGTGCGCGCCCACGGTGTCTTGGGTAAACACGGTCACGGTGACGCTGGGGCGCAGCACGCGCAGTGCACGCTGGCAGTCGGAGGGCTTCACGTACGCGTAGGCCCAGGCGTCGCTCAGGTTGGTGGTCTGCGCGAGCGCGGCGCGCTTCAGCGCGAAGTTCCAGTTGCCGGGCTCGAGCAGCTCGGTGCGCGCCATGTCGTAGAAGTCAGCGCAGTGCCCCGCCTCGACGCTGCCGTCAGGCGGAGAGATGCTCGAGACGCGGGCCTCGGAGCCGATGTGGCTCAAGGCCATGTTGCAAATTTGGACGACTGAGGCCATGGGGGTTCTCCAATGCCAGCGAGTGTAGGCGGCACGTTCACGGCCACGGACACGCAAAGAAAAAGGGCACCCTTTGTGGGGGTGCCCTTTGCTGCCGATCGTTGCCGATCAGGCCAGATCAGCCTTTTCCGCGTAAGCTTGGATGAATGTCTTGTCTTCACCCTTGCCCACTTGGGACAGGGCTTTCGGCTGCGGGCGTGAAGGCTTTGCGTCCTTCACGGCCTTGGCCGCTTCAACGGTCTCGGATTTCACAAACCAAGAACCCTTGAAGTCGTTCGGCAGTTCCATCTCGTCACCCACGCGAACGCGGGTGCCGTTATAGAAGGCCGGCTTGATGGCGGTTACCTTCATGCCGGGCCCCTAATTACAGCTGGAACGGTGCGTCGAACGACTTCCAGGTGCCAGGCGCGCTGGTCAGGAAGGCGTTGATCTTGCCGGCAGTCAGGGCGGCGGTGCCGACGTTCTGCAGCACGCCGAGGTAGCGCTCGTACTGACCCTTGGGCAGGGCCACCACGAAGGCGTTGGTGCCTGCGACCAAGGCGGTCTTGGCGATGGCGGCAGACTTGGCGTGCACAGTGGCGCTGCCGTCGACCGCGATGGCGGCCTGGGCGTCGGAGACCAGCTGGAACTCCACGGTGGCGGCACCGGCGGAAGTCACGGCGGTGTCGACCTGCACGACCAGGTACATGCCTTCGACGTCGTTGACGCCGTCGGTGCCCAAGTCGATCACGTCGCCCACCAGGGCCAAGCCAGTTGCGGCGGTGCTGAGTGCGGCGGCATCAGCGAATTCATTGCGTTCGTCGAGAATCATGATGTGTGTCCTTTCAAATGGGGATTCGCAGTAAGCGGGGAAAGGGGGTGAACTCAGTTCACACCCCTTGCCTCGTCTTAGACCACGCGGGTCTCGGTGTTCACCAGGGCGTCGGTGCGACGGACGGGGATGTCGTCGAACGTCATCACGCGCTTGCCTTCCACGGTCTCCCACGACAGGTTGTTGGAGGTCTTCTCCAAGATGCCCAGGCGCAGGTTCTCGCGGATGTTGCGTGGCACGTAGAACGCGGCACGACCCTTGCCCAGCGCGGGGATGCGCTCGGTGGCCTTGATCATGGCGGTGATCAGCGCCTTCTGTGCAGTGATCGCACCGGCATCGCCAGCGTTCAGCACGCTGAAGTCGATGTTGGCGATACGCACGAAGTAGCGCCAGTCGCGGATCGTCAGACCGGCGTCCCAACGGTAGTGGGTGCGGTAGCCTTCCATGCGGCCGCCAGCGCCATCGACGTTCTCGATGGTGACCTGGCCCTTGTCATTCATCTGCAGGCCACCGATGGAGCCCTTGGGATAAATGCCGTGGCCGGTGTTCGGACCCCAGACGCACAACCAGATCGACATGTTGTCGGAGCCAGTGCCGCCGAAGTCGATGATGTTGTCGGCGTTCTGTGCGGACAGCGAGTTGAAGCGGGGAGCCAGGCCGGTGAAGGCTTCGGGCTCGGAGCCTTCGTTGCCGTAGAACAGCGTCGAGGCCATTTCCTGACCCATGCCTTCGATGTGGGCAGAGTCTTCGGACAGACGGAACGCGGCGGTGTTGCCGTTCAGGTCAGCCAAAGCCTTGTCGACTTCAGCGTAGGCCTCGAGCATACCGGCCGAGTCAGTCACCTGCGCGGTGGTCGACTTGGTGGGCTGCACGCCGCCATACAGCTTGCGCCATGTGGGAGTGGGCAGACCGGTGCGGATGGTCGTGCGGTGGCCAGTGGGCAGGTTGCCTTCGACGAAGGTCATGTCCTGCAACACGTCGTTGGACGCGTTCAGGATCTCGACGATCGAGGCGATTTTGCCATCGGGGTCCAGACGCTTGGAGACGTCCAGCAAGGTGGGGTTGTTTGCGGCGAGAGTAGCCATGGTGAGGTGCCTTTCAGTTCATGTTGGGAAACAGTTTTTTGGCCATGTCGGTCTCGGCGCCTTTCGGGCTGCCGGTCACGAAACGGTCTTCGCTGATCGCTTTGCCGACCTTGAACGCGAGCTTCACGACTTCGGGGTGGTTGCCCAGCCCGGTGCTGTTGAGCAGCGCCTTCAACTCAGGAGAGCCGAAGGTGTCGATCGCTTTGCGTGCGACGCCAAGGTTTTCATCGAGCTTGTCGCCACCGATTTCTTTGTCGGTTTTGACTTGCTCGGTCCAGGTCTCGACGAGCTGGGCGTGCGCTTCTGCCTGACGGGTCGCCATCTTGGCGCCGATGTCAGCCAGCTTTTGCGCCGCGGCCTGGTCGAGCTTGAGCTCCTTGGCAATCGCGGTGAACTCCTCGGCAGCAGCCGAGTCGAGCTGAACGCCTTCGGGCATCTTGAGCTCGTACGACTCGGGCACCACGGGTTCCGTGGTTTTCGTGTCGGTCGTGCTTGCAGTGGTCGTCGACGTTGCCGTCGTGTCCACCAGGCCTGCGGTGTTCGCAGCAGTGCTATCAGTGTTGGTCGGTTCCCCGGTGTCGTTGGAAGGTGTACCGGTCGCCGCAGTCGTATCAGTCATCTTTGGTCTTTCCGTACTCTTTGAGCACTTTCATAAACCCGTCGGGCGATGCTTCGAGGAACTCAGCTGTGAGAAACAGACCGATGTGTCGCTTGCCTTCGTTGAACGCCATAACGCTGCCGCTATGGTTGAAGGAACTGCGATACACGCCCGCCTCTTCCAGCAGTCGCATGCCGATGCGGCGCCCTTGGGGGTGACCGAGCAACCACCGAAGATCCTCGAGTTCTTTGCGCCTGAGCTCGCGCGCCCCCAGCTCTTCGCTTTCGGCCTCGCGTTCTTGACGTCGCAGATCTGTTGGGTCGTTGGTAGTTGCCACGCGGCGATAGTAGTGCGCCGCGTTTAGCTCACGGATACGATCACGGCGCGGCGTTGATCCACAGCCCGGTCGAGGCCTGGTACTTGAGCACCTGCCCGTCCTGCGGGTTGGTGATCTTCACGTTGTGCAGCTCCTCGAGCTCGTAGCCGTTTTTGACGGAGACAAACACGGAGCCCTGGTTGGCGTGCGAGCGCACGCAGTAGCCGATCTGCACCAGGTGATCGGGCGCGGTGGGCTTGGTCGTGGTCATGCCGCCGGCCACGCTCGGCGACAGCCAGACAATCGCACCCTCGGTGAGCGTCGAGGTGTCGATGTTGCGCACCATGCCGAAGGTGGTGCAGAACCCCTTGTTGCCGCCGGCGGCGGTCTCGGTCATGACGCCGAACGTGGTGCTGGAGGCCACCTCGCCATTGCCCTGGGCGTAGGCGGCGGTCTTGTTGCCGCCGTCTGAGCCTGCGATGTAGACGACCTTGCCCTCGAACAGGTCGCCGGTCACGGACTTGACCAGGGTGACTTGCTCCTGGCCGATCTGCAGCGTGACGTTGCCGCCCTTGAGCACGAACTCGAGCGTGCCGTCGGTGTCGTTCCAGCGCAGCTCACCGATGCCAAGCGGGCGGCTCGTGTCGGGGGTTGTGTCGAAAGCGACCGAGTTGGTCGGCTCGCCCTCGAACACGAACAGGTGGTCCTGGTTGTCGTTGGCGTCGCGCACGCCGACCACGTTGCCGTCGTCATCCACCAGGTGGGCGCGACCGGAGACGAGCTGCATGGCTTAACCCAACATCGTCGGGTACATCGCCTTGGCGCGATCGTCGCTGCTCGACTCGCCGTCCTCTTCCTTGGCGGGCGTCAGCGCGAGCTGTTCGATCTGCAGCTCGATGCTGCGGTAGGGCTCGCCTTCGCCGGCGCTTTCATTCATCGACAGGCCGACCACGCACACCAGGGCGACGAGCTTGTGCTCGCTGTCGATGGCGGGCAGCTCGGTAATGCCGAGCTTCTTCAGGCTGTCGTTGTCCAGGCGGATGCGCAGGCCGTACGGGTATTCGTCTTGCTCAACGGGCGAGACCAGGCTCGAGTCCTTGGTCTGCACTGTGTTCTTCATGTCGATCAGCTTCATGGGGTTCCTTTACATCGGCGCGGGGCTGACGCTTGAGTAGCCCTGCAGCGAGGTGAGCACGTCCTGCAGGTTGCCGGTGTCGATCTCGCTGGCGGTTTTGGCGGAGTCGACCACCTGCGGTGCGGTGGCCGCGGCCTGCTGGGCCTGCATCGCGGCGGCGCGCTGCTGGCGCAGGGCTGCGACCTGGTCGTCGGGCACGATGATCTTCGGGCTGACGCCGTAGGCGTCGCCGTACTCGTCGACGATCTGGTCGAAGTTGAGCTTGTCCAGCACGTCGGGCTTGACCGCGGCCATCTGGCTGACGGTGCCGAGCAGGCGGTCCATGCCTTGGGTCGCGACCGCACGCTGTGCCTGGGCCAGCACGGAGATGAACTCGACGTTCAGGTCCATGCCCTCGAGCTCGGGCGGGGCCTCGGGCAGGATGCCGGCGCGCGCTGCGTAATCGAACGCGGTGTCGATCAGCGGGCTCAAGAGCTCGTTGTGCAGACGCTCGAGCACGGGGCCGAGCATCAGCAGCTTCTCTTCGTGGCGCTCGGCAACCTCAGTGGCAGTGATGCCGGAGCGGTTGTCGTTGGCCAGCATCAGGAACAGGTCGGCGTAGTACGCGCTGCGAATGCGCTCGCGCACGTCGACGATGTCTTCGCGCAAGTGCTGCAGGTTCAGGTTGACGTCGAACGCCGAGCGCACGCCCTGGTTGGGGCCCATGCTGTCGACGTAGAACACGCCGCCAGGCAGTCGAGCCTTGGCCGCTTCCTTGTACTTGGTGGGCACTTGCAGGGGCGGGTTGACCTGGTAGTCGATCGCCTGACCCTTGCGCAGTTGCTGGTGCTGCAGCTGCTTCACGTCGCCCAGGCACTCCATGCCGGGGCTGGTGCCGTACACGTCGTTGCCGGTGACGACCCAACGCGGGGCCAGCACAGGGAACTTCTGGAAGCCCGACTCGGACAGGAACTGGTCGCTGTTGTCCTTGCCAGGCTCCAGGTAGATCGAGGCGAAGCGCATGTTCTTGCCGTCGCGCTTGGCCATGTCGCGCTGCTTGCGCGGCTCGACCAGGTGCACGACGTCGACCCAGGCGTCGTACTGACCCTTGTTGAACATGTCGCGCACCATCTGACTGCAGTTGTCTTTGCCGAACTGCTCGACCATCTGCGCGACGGTCATCTGGAACTCACGGCACAGCGTGTCGACCTCGCCCTCGGCGTTGGTGGCGAGTGCGTACTCGCCCACCGTCAGCGGGTAGTGGTGGATCACGTTGTTGAAGTTGGGCAGCACGATCGAGGCGCCGGTGCCGAACAGGCCGAGCTCTTCGTAAATCGTGTGCAGGCTGCGGTAGGTGTTGGAGCTCGCGAAGATGGCGCGCAGCAGGGCCGACACGTCGTGCAGCCAGGCCTTGACGGCGCCATTCTCCATCAGGTCTTTGTCGCGGATCTCGAGACGGAACCATGGACGCGCGGGGCTCGTGATGCCCGACATCAGGCCGGCGGCCAGCGTGCGGGCGCCGAACACGGCGGTGTTGTCCAGGATGTGGTTGGCGCGCTTGTCGCCTTTGTTGCGATCGGTCACGACAAAGCGCCCGGCGCGGGGCTGCTGATAGTCGCTGATCTCACGCCAGTGCGTGATCCAGCTCGAGCGCTCGCTCCACAGCGCGCTCTTGCGCGCCAGGATGCGCTGTCGTTGGTTGATCGGCTTGCCGTCCATCACATGCCGAGGAGCGTGGATTTGCCGGTGGTCATGGCGCCAGGGGCCACGCCGCTCGGGCCGGTCAGCAACGAGCCACCTACGATGCCGGCGCGGTTGCGCTTGGCTTTGTCGGTCAGGTTCGCACTGTCAGGCTGTTTGACTTCCTGCGGGGGTGGGGGTGGTGGTGGAATATCGGGCGATGACATGCACATGGGGATCTCCTGGGAGTTGCGGGCATTGTGCTGTGCGCCCTTTGCAACACGGACACCCCAAGGATCAGCCCGCGATCACATGCGTGCGTACGGGTCGTAGTCCAGGCTCGGCCGATCGTTCTCGCCCATGGCGCGGATGTCGCGGACCTTGGGCGTGTCGATCAGTGCCAGGGCCACGGCCGAGGCGCGGTCAGGGCTGCGCCCCACGCGCTTGACGATGTCGTCGCGGCTCTCGACCTTGATCGTCATGCCTGAGAGCTCCCAGCGCGGTGCGCACAGCTCGGCCAGCAGGTCCTTGTCGGGTGGCAGTGCGATGCCGTTGTCGGCCTCGGGGTCGAGCGCCTCGCGCAGCTGCCACCAGAGCTGGCTGCGCAGGTTGAAGAACGACAGGCGCCCCGACTTGTCGAGGCTCGTCGCACGCTCGGACACGTTGACGCCGTAGACCGGCTGGTTGGTGTCGGTGAGCACGTCGTACGGGCTCGCCCCCACGCCGATCACGTCGATGTGGATCGGCGCATGGTCGCGGTGCCCGGCGATCACCAGGCCTGCGACGGTGCGCCCGTTGGGGGTCTCGCTGCCGGGGTGCATCTGCAGGCGGTCGAACCACAGCGTGCTGTTCTCGTTGCGGTGGCGGTTCGAGATCACGGTCTGGTCCTTGCCGCCTCGAGCCACGTCGACGCCCATGGACAGCAGCTCGCCCTTCGGTGAGCGCTCGCGCCAGCGGGCCTGGGCGATCTCGACCCAGCGGGTGGGGATGACCTGCCAGGGGTCGTCCTCGATGCCGGCCTGGAAGTCGCCCAGCAGCATCTGGCTGCGCAGTGGCTCGGGCAGCGCCTGCAGCTGCGACATGTAGCCGGTCGACACCAGGAACGGGTTGTCGGTGATGCGCGAGGGGATGAACGTGCGGGACTCGGGGCGCACGATGTCCTCGGGGCGGTGCGCCAGTGGGTCGAAGTCATAGACTCTATCGTGGCCACGCAGCACGAAGGGCCGCGGGTCGTTGTCGTCGATCCACACGTCCTCACCCGTGACCGGGTCGACGTACACGTAGCGCAGCGCGCCCGGGTCGGTCGGGAACAGGGGGTGCTTCTTGTCGAGCCAGGGTGCAAAGAACGTGATGACCCAGCGCCCTTCAGCGTTGGTCGGCGGGTTGAAGGTCAGCAGCGTGCGCGTGCGCTGGCCAGGACGTGTGGTTCGGACCCAGCCCTTGACGAAGCGCACCTGCTGCTCGAGGAAGTTGGCCGCCTCGTCGATGACCAGCAGGTCCTTGGGTCGGCCCTGGTACTTGGTCTCGTCGCCCAGGTTGGGCATCGAGTTGAATTCAA